CTGCATGAAAGGAAGTAATATCTTTCGTTCTCCCGGTTTTTCCGGAGGGGCGAAAAAAACAAATGGTGAGATGGTTCACCCAACACAGAAACCAGTGGAAGTTATCGAAAAGCTTATTACGGATTCTACCCAAAAAGGTGATTTAGTGCTTGACTGTTTCATGGGTTCAGGCACAACCGCATTAGCTGCCAAGAAGCTTAATCGGAATTTTATCGGCTTTGAAATACAAGAGAAATACATTGAAATAGCTAAACGAAGGCTAAAGCAAGTTGATTTGGAACTAACATTCAAAGCGTAAAAACACTATAATATATAGACATATAATATGGTCAACTATAAAGATGAATGTCAAGAATTGGCAAGGTGTCATGCTGAAATAGTAGTTGTTGATAGTTATGACGAGCGTGGAATTCCATTATTTGCCATCCGTACTATTACTAAAGCTATAGGCATGAAAAGTGGAAGAAACTCTTATTGGGGAGTTGCTTTTGACGAACCTCTAAGTGATGGATCTGATGCTGTAGCTTATAGTTTTGTGTTAGCGTATAGTACATCTCATGCAACGAATGATGAACGATTGAAAGCATATCATCCATCATGGACTCTTACCTCAGAAGATGAGAATATTCTTATAGAGCGTAAACATCAAGCTTTAAAAGCAATCGATGAATTAATTGATTAAATATACACTTGATATGAAAACCTTCAGAAGACTTCAGAAAATAGCCTTTACAATAGGAATAATCTATGGTTTATGGCTTGGCATCAATATAAATGCTACAGACAAGGATGCAACATCTGCATTTGTAATTGTAGCCTTATCCCTTGTGATAATAATATCCATGTTTATACCGGAAAAAGAACCTGATTCAAATGGATAAACGATAAAGGTTAATATCCTTTCAGAATAATACTGTTCATTAAATAGTTATTAACTGCTATATGCAGGACCCTACTCTGGTTCGCGAGAATAGGAGTAGATTTTTCAAAACGAATCTTATAATATTTAAGGAATTGACATGGCTATAATTTGTAATGGTAGAATTGGCATATATGCTAATGAATTAATCATTGAAAACCCAAGCAGAAAGATTGGCAGCAAACATGGATTTCTGCCTGAAGGGACTTATCAAACAATGGTAAGAAGAAAGCAGCTTTTCCTATTACAAAATGGTTCGCGTGCCAAGCCGGCAATCATAGACTACGATACGATGAGGGATGATGTAAAAAAACAATATGTTGCAAAGAATGGCGATCCTCGCGCTCATCTTGCTGCTCAATTATGCAGGAATGTATTGGAGGACTCCATTGTTTATAGCACCGATGCGTTTGAGTATTATACAAATACTTATCGTTACGATGAGGATAAGAAACTGCCTCCCACCAAGATCGATGAATATACCATGAACGTTCGTGTTATTGAAGCGATTCTTCGCGAAAAGGAAGAGCATCGTTCTCAGGCGGTTGGAAGTAGAGAACGGGTACCTGTGTGGGAACGCTTGTGCAATTTGAGTAACGACCTTCTCACGTTACGTGATCCGCTCGGAAAGCCTCTTTTTCCGCATACACTGCCAAAGAACGCTTCATCTCTCAGGCGTAAGTGTTGCCAGTATGAGGCTGCGCGGAAAGTAAGTCAGGAAGAGGGTTTTCGTTCTTTGATCCACAAGAATTACGGTAACAAGTCAGCAGCCGCGGTTCAAAGTGAGGATGAAGAAGCAATCATGCATAAGCTAATATCTCTTCATAATAATCTAAACAGCAAGCAGATTATGGATGAATATAATAAAGTGGCTGAAATAATGGGATTTAAGGCAATCAGCAGTCCGGTCACAGTAGATAGTTATAAGAAAAAGATGGAACTGACAACCATGCAGGGACGACGTGGAAAAAAGGCCGTCGCCAATACGCGCATGATGCAGATACATCGCACGGCTCCGACGCAAGCCCTTACTTATTGGACATTGGACGGATGGAAGGTTGAGCTGTTGTACCAGAAACAGGACATCAGGTCAAAGAATGAGAATGGAAATGAGAAAAGATACAAAGTTACCACTTATACTCATCGTAAGACCGCTGTCATTGTATTGGATGCCAGTTGTAAGTATCCTGTTGGATATGCTATTGGAGACAACGAGTCTTCCTCTCTGATCCGTGAAGCGCTTCGCAACGCCATTCGGCACACGAAACAGCTGTTCGGCAAGCGTTATAAACCTCTGAACTTGCAGAGTGATAATTATGGTAATGGAAGTATAACGCCTTTTTATCAGGCCATGTCTCATATCTACGTGCCGGCAGCAAAGTTTAATGCAAAAGCGAAAATCATAGAGCCGTATTTCCGCTATTTGAATGTAGAGTATTGTCAAAAGCAGGCTAACTGGTCCGGATATGGAATCACATCCCGAAAAGAGAACCAACCCAATCTGGAGATATTGAACGAACATCGCAAGATGGTTCCGGATGAAGCGACTTGCATCGGGCAGATAGAAGCCATGATGGAGGCGGAACGGGCAAAACATCTGGAAGCGTTTATGGCGGCTTGGGAAAGAACCGGGGATTCTTACAAATTGCCTTTCAGTGATGAAGAATATCTGTTGTTAATGGGAGAAACCAGCGGGCGGACCAACCATGTAAATGGCGACGGCCTTCGTCTGGAGATTCAGGGCGAGCGTATTAATTACGACACTTTTGATATTTCTCTGCGGGAACATTATAACGAAGACTGGATAGTCCGTTATGATCCCGAAGATATGAGCCGGGTGCTAATCAGCAATGCGGTACGTAAGGGGTTGAAAGATGCGGGTAAAGAAATAGGAAACCTTCGCTACATGATGCAGCGCTGCATGAAAGTTCCAATGGCCCTGACAGATCAAAAACCGGAGCACTTTGAATACCGTAATAAAGTGAAAGACTTCAATGATAAGCTAAAAAAGCATATCGTGGATAAAGAAGAACGCGTTGACGAACGAATCAAATGTATTCAGCAACGTATTCCCGAGTTAATAAACAATACTCTCCTTGACCGTTACCTGATAACAAACAGCAGAGGACAGCATAAGGATGAACGTGAAAGGATGAGAGAAGAAATCCACGAAGCGGAATTTGAAGAGCTCACTTCCCGGGATATGCAGCCGGCTTCCCTTTACGACGATGATGATTACGAATTCAACCAAACTGATATGCAGTTTTCAAGATAATTAGAATAACCTTTAAAATCATATTAAAATGGACATCCAAGGATTAAAACAATACATTGAGAGTCTTATCAAGCGTGGCGCTTCAGCCGCTGAAATATCACGTAAGTGTGGAATCTCTGACGCGGCAATGTCTCAGTTTAGAAGCGGTAAATATGGAGCCAGAGAAGATAGTATTTCCGAAAAAATTGCGTCTGCATTGAATTATTATGAAAATACCTGGAAAATTGTAGATACCGTTACGAGTTATCAACAGATACGCACAGCCTTTAATGTGGCGAAGCGCAATCGCAAATGGATATGCATTTCTTCACGCTCAGGAAGTGGTAAAACCCAGCCGCTGGTGGACTTGTATAACCTCAGTATGGATAATTCGGTCGTTTATCTCAAATGTCGCAAGTGGACAGCGCGTAAATTCCTTACGAAGCTCGCGGTATGCCTCGGAGAAGCTGTAACCCGGTATATGGATAATGATGATCTGCTTGAACTGGTAGTTGCGCATTTTAACCGTATGGCTGACAAGAATCCTGTGCTGATATTGGATGATGCGGGTAAATTGTCACACTCCGCCATCTGTACTTTTATTCCCCTGTATGATGACACTATGCACCGCCTGGGTGTTCTGGTTGCCGGAACGGAGACGCTGGAGCGTAATATTAAACGCCATGTTGGACGTATCGAAGGATATGATGAAGTTGATAGCAGGTTCGGCCGGAATTACATTTCCCTGTTGGGTGCCACAAAAAAGGATACTTATGCAATGTGTGCGGCTAACGGTATTACGGACAGGGAAGCACAGGCTTATATCTGGGGAAAATTAGACAAGCAGTTGAAACAACCGGTAGAGGGAAAGAATAGTAAGCAGGTGTATTTCTGCGACGATCTTCGCGAGATTGCAGTAATGATCGAAAATGAATTGATTCACCAACAGCTTCAGAATGGAGAGATAGTATGAAAGTGCTGAGTTTGAAGAATGTCGAAGATATGAAACATGATCCTATTCCTTTCGAAGGTGAATGGTATCAGGCTTTCGGAAGACCGGAAAGGTCCGGCAGTTGGATAATCTATGGTAAATCGGGACAGGGAAAGACTCATTTTGCGTTGCTTATGGCCCGGGAATTTGACAGGATGGGATTTCGGACGATGTTTATTCCGTTGGAAATGGGATACTGTAAAGACTTTCAGGAAGAAATCTGGGAGGCCGGAATACGAAGCGGTATCAGCAAAATTATATTTAGCGACAGTTGTGACGGTATTAAGGACCTGGATGAATACCTGAGCCGCCAGCGTAGTCCTGATGTCATTTTTATTGATTCAATACAATATTTTGCCGCACAGTGTGATGTACGGGCCGAGGATGTAATTGCCCTGCGCAAAAAGTATAGGAATAAGATATTTATTTTTATCTCCCATGTGGATGGTAGGGAAGTTGACGGACGGGTAGCCTACGACGTGAAGCGTGACTCTTTCAAACGAATTTACATAGACAGTTTTAAGGCAACTTATATGGGACGTGGCAGGGGAGGCCCCAAAGGGTATTACATCATATGGGAGGAAGGATATCAGAAAAGAAGTTTGGAACTATTAAAAAACAAGGCATATGAAGACAACAATGAATAAACCGATTAGCAATTTGCAGATCAAGGCTGTACATGCCACTCTTGGCAAGATCGGCATTAATGACTCTGGTGAACGCCATGAATATCTCAGTCAGTTTACTGGCCGTACCATCAACAGTGTTAAGGACATGTCTTCGCAAGAGGCTAATAGAATTCTTTCCGTGTTGAAAAAAGAACCGGTAGACCCGGCCAAAAGAATTATGTCGCAGGAGGCGCGCAATCTGGTCGGTGAGATATATGCCCTATCTTTTAAAATTCCATTTCTGAATAAAGACTACTCGGAACTTGAAAGCCCCGAAGATGTTGAAATGAATAAAGCTAAAATCAGCTCATGGACAAAGAAATATTCAAAATGCCGGAAACCTATTTCCTGTATGACGGTAGATGAGTTGTATGCGGTAAAGATACAGATGCGTGATATAATCACGGCTATCAAAAGGAAAGGAGGTGTACAATGAAGGGATATAGCCGCTATTCTCCTTCCGCCACGGAATACCGTACCGATCTGAAAGAAAAATTTGCCATCAGCGAAAGTCGTATTTGCATTTATCGGGAAAAGTTAATGATGGGTATCAGCGCCTTGAAACCTGCCGAATATGACCGTCTGCTGGATGAATATCGCGCAGAACTGATACGACATGATCGTCTGGAAAGGGAAAATATGGCTTTGGAGCATAAAAGATACTTGGATAAAGACCTGAGACGTCTAAGGAATCAAGAAAACAGGGAAAGAATTAATTATTAACCAATATAAATTATCGAATATGGATTTATCAAAATTAACAGCAGAAGAGCGTGCTGCACTGAAAGCGCAGTTGGATGCCGAGGAAAAAGTGGAACGTAACCGTATTGAACAAGAGCGCGAGACGTACAAACAACTGGTGGACGCCACCGTCAAGGCATGTGTGACAAAACTCCAAAAACTTTCATCCGAAATGATGCGCAATAAACAGGAGGTTTTTAATGAGTTTGCCGCAGTAATTAATATGAAAAATGAGCTGTTTAAAGTGAAAGGTGACCGCCAAAGTGACACCTTTACCACTTCGGATGGCGTGATGCGTATCACGTTAGGCAATCGCGTAAACGAGGGATGGGATGATACCGTAGAGGCAGGCGTTGAGATAGTGAAGGAATATCTGGGTACACTGGCCAAGGATGAAAACAGTGCCAATCTGGTGGATACTGTAATGAGCCTGCTCGCTAAGGATCGAAAGGGTGCGCTGAAAGCCAACAAAGTACTGGAATTGGAACGCCTTGCTGTAAAGACGCAGGATACCCGTTTTATTGAAGGCATAAATATCATCAAGGCGGCTTACCGCCCTGTTCCTACCTGTCAGTTTATCCAGGTGGAAATAAAAGATGAACAGGGAAAGGCTATGAATCTTCCACTGTCACTTTCCGCAATGTAACATGAAGGTTTTACGGAAATCTGTAATACCTAACAGTGAGTCCCAATGGATGAAGGAGCTTAAGACGTTTATTGCTGACCTCTATGATCCGATAGAGGTCAGTCCTACCCCGGAGGCTTACGATGTGTTGAAAGAACATATTGATAATTATATAGCTCATTTGCGGTATTACGGCATGATAAGAAGCGATGTCAGAACAGAGCTTCGGACAGATGAAGGAAAAACGGTTGTACATATCTTCCGTGGTCATCGAATGATAATAACCTATTATATAGAATGATATGAGCGAGAAACGTAACGGCGTACTCATTACGGCGCCTATATTTGGAACAGGCAAAGAGGTGGTAGGAGAATTTACCGGATACTCTTGTGGACGTTGCCAGGGAAATGGATATTACATTGATCCGGATATTATTACTGAGCGTGTTAAAAAAATGTGTCCTTCGTGCGGTGGCACAGGGAAAGTGAAAGCGGTCGTTACTATCGACTGGATACCTGATGGAGATGTAAAACAATACTTTAAAAATGAATAGCCAAAACAAATTTAGCGATTTCTTGTCCGGTTCTTGAGGCCAAGCCGAGAAAGGACTACATTAACCACTTCCGACAGGCAAAACCGATAGAAGGTGTTTACTTTACCGTTTTTGCAAAAGAAGTTCTTGAAAAGCGCTCCAGACGTAAGTCTGCAAACTATGCGGCTGTTTATGATGCAATCATCAAGCATATAAACAACTTTTCGGAAGAGTTTGATTGTGATATCTTTACCAATTCTGTAACGGCTGAATTCCTGGATGATTTTATTATATATCTGGAAGATCAAGGGTTAAGGCATAATACCATTGTCGGATATATCCAGAAGATTCAGACACTTGTTCGTAGAGCATCACAATACAACTATGCGGTAGATAATACTTATGATGAGATTGATCTGCAATGCGAGCCTACCAATGCCGTATTCCTATCAATGAACGAAATCACAAGAATATACTACTATAAATTTGAAAAACAGGATAAACGGAAGGCTAAAGAGCGAATAAGAGACATGTTTGTCATTGGCTGTCTTACAGCTCTTCGCTATTCTGATTATTCAAGATTGACCAGTCAAAATCTGGTAGATGGTTATATTATGATTAGAACAAAAAAGACTAATGTAGATGTAAAGGTACCGGCACATGATTATGTGAAAGAGATATTTAAAAAATATCATGGATTTATACCAAGCGGTTTGTGTATTCAGTACTTTAACAAGTATCTGAAGGTGATAATGAAAGAGATTGGATTAAATGACCCGGTTACTTATTCATTTACCCAAGGTGGAAAATTGATTACTGTAACAAAGGAGAAGTGGCAACTTATCAGTAGTCATACTGCGAGAAGAAGTGCTGCAACAAACATGTATCTGACCGGAAGAATGAAAACATTGGAAATCATGAGACTTACCGGGCATCGGAGTGAACAAAACTTCTTTAGATACATCCGTCTGACAAATGACGATACCGCTAGATCGATAAGCGGAGATATGTTTTTTAGAAAGTAATAATTAATTCTATCTTGAATAAACATGAATATTGATACAGAGTTTAATGTAGGTGATAGTGTATGCTATCTAAGTGGAGACAATATTTATCATTCCACTATCAGCAAAATATCCATTGAAATATCGCATGAGGATAGAGGCTTTTTGATGGTTTATAAGCTTTCTGACGGATTAAGTGTCCCCAGAAACAATTATCCACAATGGGATAAAAGACTTTTTAGAGATAAGGATAGTTTAATAAAGTATTTATCAGAATTATGAAACAGACATTAGAAGAAGCAGCACATTCTTATGCTGAAAGTAGGAGTAGCGGTAGTGCATATCCTGTATTTTATCAAGGGTTTATAGCTGGTGCAGAATGGAAAGCAGAGCAATCTCCGTTCATAAGTGTGGACGAACAATTACCGCCATGTTCGGATGAAGATTTATTCCTGTTAGGTATTGATTTTCGTGGTGTTAAGAATATACCGGATGTAGGATATATGCACTCTTCAAAGGATGGCAAACCTCGAAAAGATTTGTTTGTATGTGGCGAACTTGTTGAGGTGACGCATTGGATGCCGATACCGAAGTTTAACGAATAACAAAATACAGAAAGGAGCTAATATGTTTGAACTAAAAACGAAAGCCATTACCCGCTGGGGGCTTACTATCCGAGGTTATGATATCTATTTCCCTAAAAAGGAAACTGCTATAAAAATCGGAAGATTGACACAAAGGATGAATCCAGAAACTCAAATGTTTGAGGAATACCGGCTTTGGGACTTGACTTCCGGTGTTCCTCAATTGATAGACGAACAAAGATTTGATAGAACAATTTTAATTCAATAACTGAATAGATATGAACAGAATACAGAAATTAGAAGCTGAAATACAGAAACTAAAGAAACAGGAAGCCGATAAAAAAAAGGCAAAATATCAATATCTCGTTGGAAAGTGTATTCACATGGCGCATACTTCTTACGAAAAAATCACAGCGATAGTTAGGGTAAATACGGATGAAATCGGTGATGAAGTGGTATATGATTGTATACATGTATATTTTGACAACAGAGAAGATGTAAGTAATAGTGATTCAAGTATCCAACTTGCATCTTACGCAGGTGAATACGTGGAACGGATTGAGAAAAATATCATAAGTCAAGAAGTTTTTGACAAGGCTATGGATGATTGTTTTGCGCATATTAAAAGAATGTCTATTAACGTGTAACTATAAAGGAAATGAACATAAATCAAATATATAACGAAGACTGTCAGGAAGGAATTAAACGCATTCCTGATGCAAGTGTAGATTGTATCATTACCGATCCTCCATATCTATACTTGAAAGGGCAGAAATTGGAACGTGAATTTAATGAACATGAGCTGTTTAAAGAATTTAAACGGGTGCTTCAACCTGATGGATTTGTAGTACTATTTGGGCGTGGTACTTCGTTTTATAGGTGGAATGTCATACTTTCCCAATTGGGTTTCTCCTTTAAAGAGGAAGTAATCTGGGATAAATCATATATAACATCTCCTCTATTAGCTTTGTTGAGGGTGCACGAAACTATAAGTATTAGTAGTTTGGGTAAGGGTAGCATTAATAGGGTTAAGGTTCCATATATAGAAGCAAAATGCGGTGATGTGGCCTCAGTATTACAGGATCTAAGAAGAATGAAAGCTATATTACATAATCCTAAATCGTTGAAGGCAGTTGAAGATTTTTTAATTAACAATGTTGCATCTTATGATCTTGATAGGGTTAGTGGATATAACGTATCGGCTCAGCCGGGTTTTAAAAATGAGGATAGATGCGCTGCGGTAGTCAGAGCCATGAGTGATGGATGTACAGAAAGGTCAATAATAAGAACAGATTTGTATAAAGATGAAAAAGCAAACAAGCAAGGACTGCACGGAGACATGAAAATCGGAGACAGGTCGTGTAACGTTATATCATCAATGGAATGTGGAATGAATGAGAAATCAATTATTAAGATAGTTCGTGACCATTACAGCGCAATTCACCCAACACAGAAGCCTGTTCGTCTTATTGAAAGATTGTTGGCATTAACCACACAGTCAGACGATGTTGTTTTAGACCCATTTATCGGCAGTTGTTCCACAGCGATTGCCTGTGTCAATACCAACCGGAAATATATCGGCTTCGAAATAGACAAAGAATACTACGATGCAGGAATAAAGAGATTAAATGAGGTTCTTTCTGAGCCAAAATTAGCAATATAGAATAATTCAAATCTAGAAAGAAATGAAGGAAAGACTGCTTGATTTTAACAGACAAGATAACTCGGCCATAGTAGAGGATTCTAGCGGAGAACTGATAGCCGAACTGCAAAAGCAATATAAAGAGATTCTGCAAAATTTAGGATTGGCTATGTCTCTTCTTGAAAAAGGACAGCTCACTGAAGGAATGAAAGAAAACATCCTCTCTCTGACTGACCACAATGTTAATGAGTTTCTTACTAAAATGGGGTATGAAGGTGTGCTTGCGGAAAAGCAGAAGAAAAGAACAGAAGAAATCCGTTCACTGCATGACGAAAATCGAAAACTGCGCCGTCAACTTGGTGAGAAGGTTTCAAACGAAGATGTTAGAGAGCGATTGAAAATTATGGTATCATTATTTGAAAATTGGTGGACTGAATATGGATTTGGACATGTCAACGACTTCTATTTTGGAGCATATATCGCTAAAATAACATTGAGTGGAATGGTCTTCGCTTCCCGTGCCTCAAATGCAGGAGAAGAAAAGAAAGAAGAATACTTATCTCGGTTAGGTTTTGAGATAGAAGATAGGATGGTTATCTACAATGACAAATCTATTGCGTTACTAAATAAGCTACTTACCGATAAATATCCAAGTATTGATATTTATAGTATCAATCTGACGACTTCGGCTTTGAATGGAGTACCTGTTATCCAGGATGTCGTAGTTTTCCTGAGGGATTTAGACGACCTTGCCAAAATCGACTAATTCGCAAATTATTAATTCAATTCTATAAAGAAAGGAATCAAATGATAATAGCGTGGTTCTCATGCGGTGTAACATCCGCAGTCGCTTGTAAGATAGCATTGAGTCTGTACAATGATGTGCAGCTCTATTATATTGAAACCGGTTCAGGCCATCCCGATAACTCTCGCTTTCTCTCTGATTGTGAGAAATGGTACGGACAGCCTATTCATACCATACGAAGTGATAAGTATGCCAATGTAGAAGATGTATTAACTAAGAAACGATACATCAATGGTCCAACTGGCGCCGCTTGTACATTTGAGCTAAAGAAACAAGTCCGGTATAAATTAGAAAAGGAGTTGGGAAGTTGGGACGGGCAAGTATGGGGCTTCGATTACGATCCGAAAGAGATTAACCGGGCTATCCGATTAAAGCAGCAGTACCCGGACACAAAGCCACTATTCCCGCTTATTGAAAAGCAGATCACGAAGCCGGATGCAATGGGAATGCTTTGGAAAGCTGGTATTGAAATCCCCGCTATGTACAAGATGGGTTACAATAATAACAACTGCATCGGTTGTGTGAAAGGTGGCATGGGCTACTGGAATAAAATCCGGAAGGAGTTCCCAGAAGTGTTTGCTCAAATGGCGCAGATTGAGCGTGATGTTGGAGCTACCTGTCTGAAAGATAAAGATGGGCGTATCTTCTTGGATGAACTACCAACATGGAGAGGCGACCCAGTGGAAGAGATTATACCGGATTGTTCGCTTATCTGTCAGATAGAGTTTCAAGAGATACTTGATAGGCAGGTAGAGCAAGTTTTGAAAGGAGAAATTAGTATTAACGATGTAGCCTAATTAGGCTCAAAACGGTATAGTAATGAATTTTCACCAC